GTTAATATTCCTAAATCTTTAGCTAACTCAATTTTGAATTTCGGTGGGACAGAGCTTTCGGACAAGATGGACCTTTGTTATCGTCATCTTTCTGAACTTTCAGTAATAATGAACCAACCTCTTAAGGGTAATAATACCACCTTTAGGAGATTAGTCGCTATTCCTGATTCAGAAGGAAAGACTCGTTTGATTGCAATAGGAGACTATTGGTCTCAAACTTGTCTTAAACCTTTCCACAGTTACCTTAATACTGTGTTGAGATCAATTCCTCAGGACCAAACCTTTAACCAAGGTGAGGGCTTAAAGGAATTGCCTTTTAGTTCAGATAGAACATACTATAGTTTTGATCTTACCGCTTTTACGGACAGGTTACCTATCAAGATATTGGTAGGATTCCTTACCCATAATTTCGGTTTATCAAAAGCTTTAGCATGGTATGATATTTTAAATGGTTATGACTTTGAGTATAAAGACCCTAAGGGGTTTCATAACAACATTAGATATAATGTTGGAAACCCTATGGGATTTTACACCTCTTGGCCTTTAACCACTTTATGTCATCACTTTTTAATTTATGTTTGCTGCCAAGAAATTAATATTTCTTGGTATAAGGCAAATTATAAATTATTAGGAGATGATATTATCATTTTCGATGACGATCTAGCATCAAAATACATGGAAATTATTTCACTCATTGGAATGGACATTCAATTTCAAAAATCTCATATAGGTAATTCACTATTTGAGTTTGCGAAGCGATTGTTCACTCCTTTTGGTGAAATAAGTCCTTTTCCTATTAAAGCTGGACTAAGTGAATCCAAATCTTACTTTGGATTCATAGAACTTCTTAGTCTTCACTTTAGTAGGGGTTGGATTCCATGTACTTCGATTTTAGATGCTGTTTGTATATTTTATTCTTCTCACCCTTTTCCTTTTAGGAGTAAATCCAGAAAGAAGAGGGAGATTAAGATAAAGTATTCCAAAATGTTGTTCAATAGATTGAGAGGATATGACGAGTCCTTAAATCTCGTAAGAGAGATTCAGAGGGATCACGATTATCCTCAACTATCATGCAATATGGTTAACAAAGCGAAAGCAATGTTAATCAATTGTATTGTTCAAACATTTGAAGAAGCAGCAAGTTCCTACTATGGTGATCTACAAATGAGACTCGAAAGAGCTCTTTTGTATTTCACTTCAGAGGAAAGATGCAATCCGGATGTTGTTTACGCACATCCTTATGCTTTCGTTTATGGAAAATATGTTGAAGAATCATATTTGTCACAAATGAAGCAAGCATATGATTTTGATGTTTTATATGGTGGGGAATGGTTACCCTACTTTAAAACTTTAAAATCATCTGATGCTAATATAATTTTTAGTAATAAAAATTATGTTAAGCAAACTGCATCTAATCCTATCTTGTTACGGAAATTACTTGAATCTTGCCATATTTTGGCAAAATCTGAGTATTTATCGTAACCATAAGTCTTGGTAAATCCAAGATTCCTATGTTACAGTAGGATCTGGTGTGCGGACACTATTAAGTAATGAACGTG